TAGCTTCTGATTGGATAGCTGATGTATTACTGTTCACCTGACTTGCAATGGTGTTGGTCTGGGTGGTTAATGAAGTCACCTTACCATCAACAACTGAGATTTCAGATGTATTTTCTTCCACTTGCAGGGAGACTGCATTAAGGTCTTGAGTGATTGTCCCTACATCTTTCCAGTAACTGAGTGAGGGTGGCGGTGTGTTAATAGGTACAGCTTGAAGGGCTTGGTATAGACGCTTATCAAGCCTTGTAATATCACCCGTTGCGTAAGTGAGAGTTGGATCATACTCAAACACATCTTTGAGGTTTTCAAGTCTTTCATTAACACTACCGACACCATATCCATCAATAAGATCAATACGATCAATCAGGTTCTGACCCAGTTGTGTCTCAGTAATTTGATCTACAAGGTATTCAAGAATATCAGTAGCTTCAGCTGATGCAGTACCACTTACCCAAGGCGACCACATCCCTACGTTACCAGTCTTATCCACCAATCTAGCTTTAAAGTGGAACACTTGCCCAGCTTTCAAACCCATCATAGTGTAGGTGTTGAGAGGGTATGCAAATGTACCAAGCAACAAAGCACCATCATCAACAGGGGTGGTGTTGTACATCATTTCGGTGTAGTTGGTATCTAGTGCATCAACAGGGAAATCCCAGTTAAGCTCAATACCGAAGATTAGAGAAGTGGTTGTGAAATTAGCAACATCGGGGGGAGTACCTTCTTTACCTACAATATCAGTTAATCCTGAACTTGCTTGGATAGAGGCAACATCCATGCTGTTGTATGCCCGCACTCTTGCGAGGTATTGCCCAGAGAACACACCCTGAATGTCTACAGAGGTGGTTCCTACACGAGGCATCCTCACCCAATCTTTATCATCCCTTCTCCACTCCACTTCATATGACACAGCATTCGCAGGTGGTTCCCAGCTGATTGTCATTGTAGTGACAGCCATTGTTTGTTCAACATTGGTGTTTGCAGTGATTAGCACGTTTGTTACAGGTGCTTGTACAGATGGTGGAATTACAGTGATTGGTCTTTCTTCCCTACGAACGCCATTATCAATAAACCCATACTTGTTGGGATCATGATATACACCTTCAATAGTGATTAGGTGTGGTTCGTTCTTACTTAGCTTTGTTACTCTGAATTGCTGGATGGCTAGGTCTTGAGCATCAATGCTCCACTGTGCTTCCTTCTCAGGTGTTTCAGTGAAAGCAATGGATACACCGATAGTCTTACCGTTGTCAGTGACGGAGTTGATTGTCCTTGACTGAGCAACACCAGAAGGTAGGTTTACAAATAGAGTATCCCCAACTACAGCTTGCGACTCTCTATCCAATGTGATGCTAGTTGGTGAACTTACAACACTGATACGACCACCAAGAGGTCTGCCAGCAAGCAATGGGTCTGCAATGCCAATAACATATCCGGGCATAGGGATGTTGCCATCCAAACCCACTTGGAAACTAACTACACGGTTCTTACTGTTTGTGTAGAGTGCCCACTTACCTCTACGTTGTGCTTCTGATTGACTTGTGCAACCAATAGCACTCATCTCTAGCAGGTTGTCACCATAACGTCTTTGCAGTGACACATCACTTACAGCTACAGCATCTGAGTTGTACATGTTGTCTGGGTTGTCATAAGACACAATGGCACGAGTGTATACGTTACGCTCACTACCACCAGAATAAATAAACTTGCCATCAATTACGTTAGAACGAGAGAAAATGTAATCTATATCACGGGGCATATCAGCAATAGAGGTCATCTGGGAATTACTCCAGTACACCATGCCTCTATAGATAGCAGCAATGTCTCTCAATACAGTCCAAGCTTCTTGTCTGGATTGAATGTACACGTTACATGTGAATCGAGGTTCTAGTCCACCCTGACCATCACTCACCATCTCATCACAATACTGAGAGATTCTGTAGAGTTCCCACTTATCAATATTGCTCGCATTCAATCTCTTACCAAGACCAAAGCGATTGTTAATCATAATCCCGTAGCCAATCCATACAGGGTTGTCTGTCCACTCATTCTTGAATGTACCGTCCCATGCACCTGTGTAGGTTCTGGTGAGTGGATTGTAGTTAGAAGGGACAGGCCACCCTCTACCTTTAATCTTTACACTAATCTTCGGGATGTTCTGAAACTGAGAAGCATCAAACTCTACAAAGAGAAGTGCAGTGTTTGGGTAGCGTAGCTTGGCATCAATGATTTCAGTGAAACCAGTGATTACAGTTGTGTTCTGAGTGTTAATGGTTGTGCTATCTGGGGTGATTCTTCTAACCCTAATCTGCCAACCAGATGTTGCTGTAGGTAGATCAATCCTTCTACTTCTTTCATACCCAGAGGTTGTCTTACCAACTACAGATTCTTGTAATACAGTGGTGTATGGGCCACCATCAGTTGAGATATCAATAGCATATTCAACACTGCTACCAACAATATCACCATTACTCTTCTGTACAGTGAGGGATGGCCAGCGGAATCTAACTCTAACGGCAGACAGGGTGGTGTCGGATACCGCACGAATATATGGGGTGGATGCCTTGAGCTGGAAGTTAAGACCAAACTCATTCTCTGTGGAAGGCATACCCTTGATGTATTCTTGGTCAACACTGCCACTTCTATATTCCCACTTCACACCTGGGAAGTTAATATTACCGTTGGAGTCTGCAATTGGTGTATCGTCTAGGAAGATGTCTTGTGCTGTCGGGGTTCCTTCAAACTCACCCTCACCAAGAGCAACTAGAATCTTAGCTTTAGCAATAGATTGAAGGTTGTCTGGCGTCTCTTTTGGGATGTAAGGTTTGTCATCACCACCCTTACTACCCTTTACGATTAATTCTGTTGTTGACAAAGCTATCTCCTTTTGAGATTCTTACGCCTCACTAATTGATAGGAGGAAGTGGCTAGAGTGGCTATGGGTGGTAATGGGTGGTGAGAGTGGTGGTAGGAAATATAAGTGTATGTATTAAGCTTGATCTTCTGAAACAATGGATGCAGAGATGATTGCACCACCAATTACGCGACTTCCCGCCAAGACTGCCACTGGATTACCAAATGCCGTAGTATTCACTGCACCACCAAGCATCTTACTTGGTTTGTTTTCAGTTTCCTCTTTCATACCCAATCCTTTTGGTTGGGGGGACAACATTTGAACCACACCACCCAGTGTCATAGAGACACCAGCACTTACAAGCCACGGCTGCTGGAAGTACACACCAGCAACAATCATAATGATTCCAATAATAGTCTGAAATAATCCGTTACGCTTATTGCCCACAGGGATTGGTGCAATCCTAATATCCTTATTACCACCAAGGGTTAGCTCACCTTCACTAATATTATGCTTACCACTAAAAACAGCAAACCGTAACCCATTCTTTTCAGAATTAGCCATGTACTTCTCAAAGCCGGGGATGGTTACACACAATGCCTTCACTGCTTCTGCTGGCGATTTTACAGACAACCTGTGTTCCCTACCGAAAAGGGCACCCATCTTGCCATACAGCTTCACAGTTCTCATTGCCTGCTGCATATCAATCTCCTATTAAACTCTTGTGTCTCAAAATAAACGAAGTGTGCTCTTGCCAATATCCACCGTACACGTCTTCCTTAGATAGCTTTCCGAACAGATGATGCAAGATACGATTGTTACCCAGGTAGACGGAGCCGTGATTCGGAAGGGTCGATCTAATCTTCATAATGATAAGGTCGTGTTCTTGTAGAGAACCATCGGTGACTTTAACGAAGCCTTCCTTGGTGAAGTTATCCTCATACATGGATACAACACCATCCTCCCACCAAAAGCTCGAATGTTCATATTCTGAAAGCTCAATGTCCAAGATTTCTTTGTAGTAGTCTCGGATGAGTCCATAGCAATCTAATCTAGTACCATGACAAAAAGGTCTACCAATCAAGGGGAAGTTTTCTGGCACTACCACACGGATATCTCCCTCTGGGTAAGAACAGATGACCCAAGGAATTTCCATAGCAGAACACACTGCCTTATCTCTTACAGATGGTTGAGTTGTGTGATCACAATGACTGTGAACAACAGCCAACACTTCGCCCAAATCTTCAGCGTCTGCATACTCTTCGCCAGAGATTACGAACTCATCTTCTTGGCGATCTTTATCTGCCATGTTTGTGCATGGAATGTACTTTTTAGTCTTATCAATCTTGACAATCAATCCACAACATTCACGTGGGTATTCTTGTTCTGCATGAGCTAGAATTGATTTGGTTAGTGTTTTATTCAACAGTGTCACTTGTTTCTCCTTTTTGTATAGCCTACGCAGTAGGCTATCTGCCAAGCAAATTAGCAGATGGCATACCACCGAATGAAAGCTGTTCACTCTCCCCAAACCTGAGCTTGCAGCTACTCAGTAGTCCACCACATTTATCATCAGCAGGGTCAGTTACAGGATTATCATTCTCGTCAAACATTGCAGTACCTAGGTATCCACAATCAGCACCTCTGTAGTCACCTTTCAGCGCCCATTGGCACATGCCGCTAATAAGTCTTGCCGGAATGATCTGGCCAGACAAGTCAGCAGGATTGGATAGCTGCCAAGTGATAGTCTGATTATCCTCCTGAGTCTTAGCATCAATATACCAAGTCTCAACCACCTCTTGTGTAGGGTCTGCATCTGGATTAATTGTTGTGAAGTTTTCACTATCTAGATACTTGGAAAGTGTCTGACGAATGGTCACTGTAGCTTGAACAAGATCATCGAAGAATAAGCACAAGGAACTAATGGTTCCGTCAATGTTACCCACTGCTAGTGTAGGGCTTGTTGGTTGCCCTGTTGAATCAGCTTCAATACCTTCAACTTGACAAGGCCATGCAGTGTACTTAAGTCCTTTCCAGAAGATTGGCTTACCTTGCCCTTCTACTAACCATGTGAGGGATGGTGATATGAGAGGATTGATTGCATCAGCTACTTCTTCTTCGCTATATGCAATACTATGACCGTGGAAGTATAGAACATCACCACCAAAGGATGACGTATCCACTTCAATCAATGTTACAAGAGAACCCGGCTCAAGTTTTTGTATATCATTCTTTAACACAAAGTCTCCTTATTTATGTGTAGGGATGGTGGTATAAAACAAAGGCTGTAAAAGAACAGCCCCTATTTTTGTATATTAGTTGAATATCATCACAGATGATTACTAATCCTGATGTGTTGGTTAAC